GTCGCAGGTTGACTAAGAGGGCGGCATGAAGCGCGCCTTAGCCATACTACTGTTACTGATTGCGCCGCCAGCGACGAGCCAGGTGACAACGACCAACTGGCGCACATTCACGTTCCGCAACGTAGGCAGCGACAGTGACACGCTTTATCAGAATCCAGTGAGATTTATTGAACTGGACGATAATGATACGCTTTGGGCAGGGCTGGCCACGGGGCTGGTGAAGCGAACGGCGGACAACAGTTTCTATCATTATTTGACCCCTGACAGCAGCAGAGTTCAGAACGTGTTGAACGATGTGCGGGGATTGACTAAGGATGGTTCTGGTAATCTGTGGGTGGCGACGGGGGCGGGGCTGATGGAGTTGGTAAGTGGCAAGTGGGGATTTGAAAGCGACACGAGTATTGTATTCAGCGATACGACACTGGCTGATTCGAGTTTGTTTAAGGTTCGGGCCGACACAAGCGGCGCTCTGTATTTCGGACTCCGATACCAGGGGCTTTATTACTACAGTCCGTGAGGAGGGAATGTTTCATGTCGGCGATAGAAAAATACAAAAAATTGTACTGTGCGATAGCGGCACTTGAAGCCCGTCAAAGCAAAATTGTGGCGAGAATTAAAGATGAAAGCAATGCGTAGCGCCTTTTTGACAGCCGCGCTTTTGCTGTACGCAGTTGCTCTCTGCGGCCAGTCATTGTCAAGCCAGCATGTCACGTTCACGCCGCTGACGGACAGCATAGCGGGCACCCAGGTATTCGCAATCGAGCGCGACAGCAGCGGCAATATCTGGGTAGGACATAACCGGGGCGCATCGGTATACATGGGGGCCTGGTTCGACTACGACACATCGGATGGCCTGCCGGATAACGTCGTTTTGTCGATAGCCTGTGATGACAGCGGGCGGGTGTGGTTCGGGACGGCGCTCGGGGCGGTGCGGTTTGATGGTGATACGACGTGGTTTGATCCGAGTGATTCAATAGACGCGCATGGCGGGCGGGCAGTGTATTCGATCTCCTGCACGCCTAACGTAACGTGGTTTGGGACAGACGGCGGGGTGGTGAGTTACAAACCGAGTACGCTGTATCCCTATTCGCCGTACTACGGATATACGAAAGACGGTACAAACGATAGCCTGCCGGCGGACAGAATATACGGCATCCTGGCCGAGACAGAGGATACGATCTGGGTGGCCACGGCGGAAGGGCTGGTCAGGCTGGTGGAAACGAGGGAATGATGGATGCTTTTGGCGTTTTAATGGGTGCGGCTTACTGCGATATGTACTTAGAAAGCGGGCGCAAAAAACAAGGCGAAAGAAATAGCAGCGGCGCGCCATGCAGCGAAATATCGTGGACAGACCCACGGGGCCTATTTGCAGAGAAGCGCTTTACTACCAACGTAGGGGTTGCTTCTGTGGATAGTAGTAGTCAAGTATTTAAATACTAGTATTTCAATATACGCGCGCGAGGGAAATTTGTAATTGCATTTTGCACTGTTTTTGCATTTTGCGAGGTAAAGATGGCCGGAGGGGTTAAAAGGGGCAGGAAAAATAAGTATGAGACGCACGTCGGGCCGCGATTGGAAGAAATCGGCTGGTGGTGCCGTGATGGACTGATTGAAGAAGAAATGTTTAAACGGCTTGGCGTGAGTGAACGCTCGTGGTATGAATACAAAAATAAATACCCGCAGTTATCGCAGGTCTTAAAAAATGGCAAGGCCCAGGCTGATTACCGGGTTGAGGATTCACTTTATAAGAGAGCCGTTGGAATAAAAAACGCAACAGAAACGACCGAGGAATACAAAGATGGAGTTTTAGTTGCAAAAAAAATCGTGAAAAAGAATATCGCCCCTGATCCCACTTCAATGATATTTTGGCTGAAGAACCGCCAGCCAGCAAAGTGGCGTGATAAGCAGGAAATCGGCGGCTCGATGACGATCAACTACAACGTGCCGGGCATAAACAAGAATCCTGAGAGTCAGGAAAAGGCAAGCTGATGTGGAGACAGAGCAGAAAACATACAAATTATTGCCGACAATTCAGAGGTTTCACGAGTCAAGCGCAACGATTCGCTGCATAGTAGGGCCAGTAGGGTCTGGCAAAACAACTGCGGCGGCGTTTGAAGTATGCTGGTATATACCGCGACAGCTCTTTGACAGATATGGGATAAGGCAAACCCGCTGGGTAATCGTGCGCAATACGTACAGCGAACTCAGGGATACGACTCAGCGCACGGTATTTGACTGGTTTCCGCATGGCAGGGAGCAGAAGCAGGCGAATATCTACACTATTCAGTGGCCGTACAAGGGTGCGACTCTTGAGGTCGAGTTGCTTTTTCGTTCCTGTGACCGACCGGATGATGTAAAGAAGTTCAAGAGCCTGGAAATTACCGGCTATTGGGTGGATGAATCAATTGAGGTTGCGGACGAAATCAAGCGGATGCTCAAGAACAGAATCGGTCGTTTTCCGGCGAAAAGCCCTAAGAAATATGGGATTGAGACAACGAACCCGCCGGAAGTGGAAATGCCGACCTATCATCAGTTCGCATGGGACACGCCGCCGCCCGGTCCATTGCCAACGACAAAGCCGCTTGAAGATCACGCAGGATTTTGGCAGCCGCCGCGGGAAAACGAAGAAAATCTACCGGATGGGTATTATGATGACCTGCTGAAGTTCTACGCAGATAATCCCGATTGGGCGGACACCTATGTAGAGGGCAAGCCGGGCATCATAGTCCAGGGTAAGCTTGTCTACAAAAACTTCAAGCGTGATTACCATGTTGCAAAAGAATCGCTGATTTGGTGCCGGGATGTAATATTCCGCGGCTGGGACAACAGCGGGAATTGCCCGGCATGTATTGCGGTTCAACTGCCGACTGCGGGGCAGGCGCAGGTGATAAAAGAATGGCACACGGAGCGGGAGGGCATTGTTGATTTTACATGGCGGGTGGTAGAGGATAGCAACCGACTGTGGCCGAATGCGGAGTATGTAGATTGGGCTGATCCGGCTGGATTCAACCAGTTCAGCAAGAAGATCGGTGGTTTTACAAGCAACGCAGAGTTGATGGCCTCAGAAGAAGCTGGCGCGGTCGAAGTAGAGGCCAGCGAGCAAAATTTCACCGCAAGACGGGAATCCGTTGACCAGTTGATGGGCCGGATTGACGGCCTGCTGATTGATCCGGGCTGTATCAGGCTAATAAATGGTTTCCTGGGCGGCTATCACTACAAAGAAATTGGAGGTCCGGGCACGGGGATTTACTCAACAGAACCAGTAAAAAACAAGTTTAGCCACCCGCATGATGCGTTGCAGTATGTGATTGTGCGGCTATTCAGAGCAAGAAAACCAGGCAGCGGCGACGAAGAAGAAGATAGACGTTTTGTTGACGACCAACGCCGCCGCCAGCCAGACGAGGATACGGGGTACTGATGGACTATCTATCTATGCTTTTGGGTATTGCGATTGGAGTTGTGATTTTTGCCGCCCGGGTCGCAGTTATTAACAGGCGAAATGCCAAATATCCACGCACAGACATATTTGAATGCAGGCTTGCAGGCTGTAGGCACCATAATGGAGAGTTTGTTGCCTGCGATCTGAAAAATGTTGTGATTGATGCGGATGGCAACTGCGAGCAGGCCGATATGCTGACCGATCATGAGGCATTAAATAAGTGTGGCGGGAGCGTATCGAAATTATGAGGCGCGAGTATTTGTTTGCGTACACAGAACATAAACTCCAGAAAGGTCAGGCCGTGGCTCTCAATGAAAACGGTAAGATTCATCCGCTGGTAGATACGTCTTATTTGCCAGACGACTACGGTCCTGAAGCAAAGGAAATGATAATTCCGTTTACAAATTTCAAACCCACGACCTACCGCAGCGAAGAGTACAAGGACTTCGTGCGGAAGCATAATTGCCTGGCCTGTAGCGGCGGTCCGACAGTGCCACACCATGTTGACCTGGGGGCCGCTGGCGTGGGCAAGAAAGCCCCAGACACTCATTGTCTACCGTTATGTGTGCCGTGCCACGATAAACTGCACACGGGCGGCGAGAAGACGTTCTGGGGCAAGAACAACATTGACCCGCAGCGCGAGATAATCCGGCTGCTGACGGGGTTTTTGGAGCAAAAACAGCCATAGCAGATGTAGGCCGGAGCGCAGAAGTCTTCGCTACGGCGCTGTGGTGAAGCGTTTTAAGCCGTTTTGAGAGAAGATGGGGAAATAAGGGCCGATAGGCTGAATTCAGCAATAACGGCTATCTGGCCGGTAGGTGATTAAGCCTGTACTTAAATAGATTGCGGCATCAAGACTGCCGATATTGTGTAACCAGGACCAGAAATGAAATACAACCTGCGAACATTGCTGAAAACGAAGGGCAAACGACCGCCGGCCAATATCCAGAAGTTGATGGACTGGTCAACGGAGACGAATATTGCCGCGGATAAGTCTATTGACCAGAGCAAGCTTGAACAACTTGGTGAACTGGTGGTCAACGAGTATCAAATAGACCTCACATCTCGTGCGGATTGGGAGAGAAATGCCGAGAAGGGTTTGAAACTGGCCCAAATGGTTGCCGGTGAGAAGAATTTCCCTTATCCCGGGGCCTCCAACAATGTCTATCCGTTGGTCGCGCAGGCCGTGACGCAGTTCGCCAGCAGAACGCTTCCTTCGATTGTAGTAGAGGGCCAGGCTGTTAAGGTCAAGGTTCAGGGCGAAAAAACTGACAAAAAAATCGAACGCGCTAATAGCGTCTCAGATCATATGAGCTATCAGGTCACCGAGCAGATAGACAATTGGGTGGATGATACCGATGCGCTGCTGCACCATTACGCCTCTACGGGGCTGGCGTTTCGCAAGATGTTCTGGAACGTAGAAGAGGACAAGCCAGCCTCAATGTTCCTGACCTACGAGGACGTTGTTATTCATTATCACACCAAGTCGCTTGAAAGTGCTAAGAGAATCACGCACGTCTATGAGATTACGCCGAACGAGCTAACCGGACGCCAGAGAACCGGCGAATATTTATCGCTTGAAGAGGTTGATCTTGGTGAGGGCGATACGGAAACAAAAGAGGGCGATCAGGGCGACAGCCAGAATCCTTATGAAATCCTCGAACAAAGCCGCTGGTACGATTTGGATGATGACGGTTACTTCGAACCATACAACGTGTTTGTTCACAAGGCCACAAAGAAAGTTCTTAGAATTACTGCCCGTTGGGAGCCGGATGCAATTGATTGGAACGATAAGGACGAAGTCACCTATATCAAGGCCGAATGCTATTACGTCAAATATCAGTTCATGCCCTCGTTCGACCGCAGTTTCTATCCAATGGGATACGGTCATTTGATTGGCCATCCGAACAAGATGGTTAATTCGATCATCAACCAGATGTGTGATGCCGCTACCTTGGCCAACACGGGCGGCGGGTTTGTTTCGGATGATCTTCAAATATTCGGCAAACAGCAGAAGTCCGGACTGTTTATCCGCCGCCCGGGTGAATACATGGTTGTCCATGACAAGGGGATGAACACCGGGATCAAGGACAAAATTCTACAGTTCGACTTTCAGGGACCATCTCTTGCCAGTTTCCAGCTTTTGGGGCTGATACTCGAGGGTGCGGAACGGTTGGGGAATGTTACACAGGTTCTTTCTGGAGAAGCTCAATATTCAAACCAGCCGGCATATGGCATTATGCTGCTGATCGAGCAGGCCACGAAATTCTATACCGCAGTTAAGGTCCGGCTCTACAAATCGCTCAGGGAAGAATATCGCAAGCTCTACTATCTGAATTACAAGCATGTCCAGGATGCGGATTACAACCGCCTGCTGGATGATGAGCGTGTGTATCATATTGCTAAAAAAGATTATGAGACTGAGAGCCTTGACGTTGTACCGGTTGCCGATCCGAAAGAGGCCACGGACGCGCAGAAACTTATCAAAGCCCAGGCAGTGCAGGAAGTGGTTGACAGGCCGATAACCAACCCGCGACAACGGAAAGTTGCCCAGTTGCAACTCGAAGCTTTACAGGTGGAGGATGCGGAAGAATACTTGCCGACCGATGAAGAACTCGGCCAGGTACCGCCGGATATCCAGCTTGAGCGGGACAAACTGGCCGTTGAGCAATCAAAACTGTCAGTTGATGAACGCAAGTTGGAAATTGAGAGCCGCAAGACCGATGCCGAGATATTGAAACTTCGCGCAGAAAGCGTGAAGGCGCTGGCAGAGGCCGAGAGTAAGGAATTTGGCAGCCAGCTTGAAGAGTGCCGTTTTCAACTTGACCTTATTCGTGGCGCATTGGAGCAGGCGGGGATGCTCACGCCGCGAGGTGGAAATGGCGGCCAGCCGCAGCAAGACCAGGGAAGCGCGGGCAATCCGAATGCCGGCAAGCCCGAGACCGTGAGCGCGTGATGTGGAATAACCCGGCGATACTCCTGATACCCGATTTGTTACTGGCAATGGCGATGTTCTTTGTCGTGATTCACTATCTGCGGAGATTTGAGACGTGATCATCATGGATGAACAGCCGATCATCGGCAGAAGTCCGAAATGCAACGAGCGTATCGTTACTTATGATCAGTATAGTTACAATTGTCCGCACTGCGGCCCGGTGACGGCAAATTTTTCGGTAGCCGATGAGTTGATACCTATTGGCACGGTAAATAATTAGACGACCAGAGAGGTCAAGATGATCATTGCAATATTATGCGTGGCATGTGTATCGATGATGGCCCTATTGAATATAGAGAGTCGTTTATCGGACATAGAGTTAATACTTAATCGCATTGCCCAAAAACTTGAAGAAGAGAAAAATGACCACGAATCTTAAAATAGACGCCCAGGACTGGCTTGACTGGAAAGCCAGTAAAACGACAAAAGAATTCTTTCGCGTTCTGGAGGTCATGAAGCGCGAATATGAGGAGCGCATGGGTGAAGGTAAGTTTATCGACATGCACTGTTCCGATAAAACGCAGCTCGAAGCTGGCGCGGGAGTCGGATATATCCGGGCGATCAATAAAGTGCTGGAACTAAAGCCTGAGACAGAGGCGGCAGGCGAAGAAACGGAAGAAGAAAGCTAAATATATAAGGCTGGTCATAGACCGCATCAAACATAGAATCACCGCAACGTGCGCCGGATAGCTATAAAGCAAGGCCGGGCCGACGGTCACTAATCATCAAGGGTGCGCGCGTCTATCACCAGCCGCCATTTGCCAAAGGTAAAGCAACGGTTTGTATAAGGCGTATTTAAAAGAAAAAGCGCAGGGCGAAAGAAGAATAGAAAGGGAATATAAAATGATTGGAGTGCCCGCGAAATGCGTTGTTCCTGCTGTTATTAAATATTCGGAAAAGCGTGTTTACTGGCTTCCGGCCTGGTTTCCTGGCAACAGGGTTGAGCGGGAAGTTCGGGGTTTTGATGTTGTGATGGATATACTGAAAGGCGCAGAAAAATGAGCACAATCGCGGGTCTGGTACACGATGGCCGGGTTTACATGGCGTCCGATAGTTTGGGGACGAAAAATGATACAGTTTCAATGGTTTTGACTACGCACAAAATGTTTAAGAAAGACCAATTTCTAATGGGGTGCGTTGGGGATTTGCGGGTTAGGCAAATCATGCAATACCTTTTTACGCCACCGAAGATAGAGGATGGGATTGAGATTGAGCACTATATGGCTGCGTGTTTTATTCAGGAATTACGTTTATGCCTGAAAGAAAATGGCTATGCCCAAGTGGAAAACAATGTCGAGGAAGGGATTAACTTTTTAATCGGTGTGCGCGGAAGGCTGTTTGATGTTTCCTATGATTATTCGTTAAATGAGCCAGATTGCGGTTATTCTGCCGTTGGCAGCGGCTGGATTCATGCGCTGGATACTCTTTTTGTCAGCGACGAGAAAGACCCGGTTCAGCGCCTGAAAGAAGCCATTGAGACGGCAATTCACTTCGACCCGTATACCGGCGGGCCGATCCATGTGGATTTTGTGTAGTGATAGCTTGACAAACGCTTTGAGAGCACTCAAATTAAGGGTAAGACAATGCACTTGAAAGACCTGCTGACGCAAGAGGCGAGCTATTTGCTCGAAAAGAGCGAAGAAAAATATACCGGCGGCATTATCGTGATGATAAGCATGAACCAGGGTGGATTTCAGCCGCCGAAGTTCATGCCGTTCAAGCAGGAAAACGGACAGGTGTCAACAGCAGGTTTGAAATTTATGATGGTGGAGTGATGAAAAAAATTGAAGGATACGATTACGAGTGGCAATGGCCTTCTATCCCTGTATTGTGCGCTGAGATAGCGGAATTGTTGCGGATTCTTGATGAACTCTATCCGCCTGAGCCGCCAGCGCCGACTTTTACATCAGATAAGATTGAATGGCCAAAATGGAAATATATGCCGGTATACTATGAAATGCCTTCGTGTTCGGCCTATTGCATCACTTGTGCCGCTTGAGGGTGAATTATGAACCGCCGGAACCTATTTGAACTGCTGGTAGCCGCACCGCTGGCTGCGGCAATAGCCCCGTTGATGGCAAAAAAGAAAGTGATTGCTACGCCGGAGGAAATCGCCTTTGGTTATGCCCCTGGGTATACTCATGTAGTATATGCCAGTGGTTTCGTTATCACAAAAGAGGCCCATGCAAAGGATATAAGGGCAATGGCAGAATCTTTTAGAAAAACAAGAGAGGCCATAACTGCGAATATTTTGAATCGAATGTAATTGTTTAAAACATAGACGGTTCCCGTAGGCACTGCACGTAAGCAGAGCGCCGAGGCCCGAATTGGAGAAATCCAGTTCGGGCTTTTTTGTTTTCACCCAGATTGCCAGAGGGCAGGAGGTTGAATTGGAGAACGCAGCAGTAAAGCCGAGCGGTTGGAGGCCAATCGGATTTCGGGTACTCATTGAACCAGATGATGTAATGTCGGAACTCAAAAAGCAGTTTGGTTCGCTGGAACTCCCTGAGCAGGCGCTTGAACGTGAGCAGACGGCTTGGGATCGGGGCACGCTTATTGATTGGGGGCCGACAGCGGGGGAGGCGTTCGGCGACGTCCGAATGGAAGATTTGGGAGTCAAGCGCGGCGACAAGGTGCTGTTCAACAAGTACGCCGGATATCAGTTCAGGGATGAGTCTGGCCGCCTGCTCCGGGTAATCAACGACGAAGACCTGAACATGGTCTGGAAGGACCAGGAGGTATAACAGATGAGCGCAGAGAGCGCAACAGAGACCGCAGAAGAACAGAAAAACACGACCGCGCCAGTCGATCAGGAACCGGAAGAGCAGAATCTAACGGCCAAGGAAGAGGTCGAACGGGCTGCGGCTGAGGCGAATGCTCCGACTATCGAGGACCTTGCCCGAGAAAGTGGCTGGATGTCCAGGGAAGAGTTCGATGCGCTCCCGCCAGAGGAAAGGGAGGGCAAGACGTGGCACGATGCCATTGAGCATATTCGCAACGAAAAGAAGATCGTTGATTCGCTCAAGAAGGGTCTGCGCACGACACAGGGCAAGCTTGACGACATGGAGAAGAATGTAGCCGCCCTGGTTGAGGACGGCAAACGCGCCCGGGAACGCGAAGAGCAAGCCCGTAAGGAAGCGGACGATGCCAAGAAGAAAGCTCGTGAGGATCTGCTTGCCGAACTCAACGAAAAGCTTGATGAGGCTATCGAGGATGAGGATAAAGAGGCGGTTAGAAAGATCGGTCAGCAGATCACGGCGCTGGAAGTCGAAAAGGCCACAGAGCCAGCCGAAGAACCGCCCGATACCGGGACAAAGCCGAAAGAGGAAGAGCTCAAGCAGGGTGAGCCTATCCCCGAAGTGGAAGCCTGGTTGGGGCAGAATTCGGTGGAGGATAATCCCGAAAACGGCTGGTACGGCCATTTTGACATCAACGACACTCGGTTTGATCCGGTCAATGCCGCCTGTTCGGATTACGCAGACCGGCGCGTGGAGGAAATCGGGAAAGCAAATCCGAATATGGGCTGGGATGACTTATTCGCCCAGGTCAACAAGGAAGTTGAGATATATCGAGCGAAACTCGGTGGCGGTGAAACCCGCCAGACCCGCAAGGCATCGGCGGCGGGAGGCGGTTCGCCGGCCAACAGCAACAAGGAGGTCACGGCTGCCGATCTGAGCGAAGTCGAACGAGAAGAGGGTTCTCGATTGGTAAAAGCTGGTGAATTTGCCAATCTCAACGAATACGCCAAGGCTTTATCAAAACTATAAGGAGTCAAGATCATGGCAGAGAGCCAGGAGCAGAAAGTCTACAAAACAGAGGCGTCCGCCAAGATGATCCAGGGCAAGAAATCAAAAGCCGGGGTCGAGACGGAAATTAAACCCGTTGATGGCGGCTTCATCCTCGAAGAGATCGGCGCGCAGAGCGCCGGCAGTACATCGGCGGAATCCACAGCCACGGGCCAGCAGGAAGCCCGGCAACAGCGGCCGACGGGCCGCAAGAGCAGGGAAGAGAGGCTGGCTGAAAAACGCAAGAAGCGCAAGAACCTGCAACTTCGCCAGGTGCTCGATGCCAGAATCCCACCCGGCTTTGTCGGTTATTGGGAACTGGACAACGAGAAAATGGGCGGCAGCAGGCTTCAGAAGCGCCTTGCCAGGGGCTGGGAATTCGTCTATGACAAGAATCCGTCAGAGACGACGGGCGACGTGGGCCGCGGCTCTCAGATGGGCAGCGCGGTCACACGACCAGCAGGCAACGGGGGCACTTTGTACCTAATGGTCATTGAGCAAGAACTCTATGACGAGGACATGCGGGCCTACAATGCCAAGCTGGACGAGACGGAAAAGGAGTTGGAGGAGGGGCCGAAACTCGCCCGCGAAGCGGGAATAACCGGCGCGGGGTTGCAGATGTCATCCTCGAAGCCGGAAGTGAGGTCCGAGGACTAAGAGAAGATCGGATATTTGTTTTATTACCAGGAATTTAACCAATGGCAAATTCGGACATTGTTAACGGGTTTATTCCCGTTAGCAGGAAAATCGGCAATGGGATCGGTTCGATCAGCAGATATTATGTCGATTCGAGCAATTCTGTTGCCGCCTGCGGTGTGGGCTGCATGATGAAACTCGTGGCCAACACCAGTTCGGTTGGTATCCCGGAGGTTGATATCGCCGGGGCCGGGGAAGTGCCGGTCGGTCCGGTCGTCGCTTTCGAGTACGACCCGGACGCACCGAACAGGCTGTATCTGCCCGCCTCCACGGCTGGCTATGTTTACATAGCCGATGACCCGATGCTGATTATGCACGTTCAGAGTTCGGGCACTTTCGAGGATGGCGATATTGGGGCCAACGGTGACCTGACGGATGCAGGCACAAGCACCACAACTGGCGCTAGTGGCCAAGAGATCGATCAGTCAACAATCACCACGACCGACACATTGGTATTTAACATCCGTCGGCTTGTTAACAAAGAAGACAATGCTCTGGGCGCTAATGCTCTGCTGGAAGTGACCTTTAACCTACACGCCTACGGATTTGGCGCAGTTGGCGAAGGTAACTTCACCGGCGTTCATAACTAAGCTTAAGGAGTTTATCCAATGGCTGTTCAGACTACATCCAATTGGGGAAAAGCCCTTGAGCCTGGTGTTATGAAATGGTGGGGCGGGGCTTATGACCCAACAACAGAGGTCGGCAGAGCGATTTTTCAACAGGAAAAGTCGAAGCGCTCCTTTGAGGAGTTTGTCGGCGTCACAGGCTACGGATACTACACTGTAAAGACCGAAGGCGGCGAGATCACCTTCGATACGATGCAGCAGGGATTCGTGGCGCGTTTTACCCATATCGTGTACGCTTCCGGGTTCGTCGTAACCCGCGAAATGCACGATGACGAGCAGTACAATATTATGAAGCAGCAGACCCAGGCTCTGGCGTTTTCCGGCCACGCAACACGCGAAGTCGTGTGCGCCAACGTGCTTAACCGGGCAACCACGTCCGGCTATACGGGCGCTGACGGCAGCGTGCTTCTGGCCACAACTCACGCTAACAGAAGCGGCGGAACCTGGAGCAACAAGATTGCCGTCGATGCCGCACTGAGCGAGACAACTCTCGAACAGGGATACATCGATATTGACGGTTATACCAATGACCGCGGCATCAAGATCAATGCGCGTCCGCGCAAACTGATCGTGCCGACGGCCAATCTGCCGGAAGCTCACCGGATTCTCGATTCGTCGAAACAGAATGATACGGCGAACAACGCGATTAATGTTATCAAGGATCAGGGTTACTATCCCGACGGCGTACAGGGCTGGTCGTATCTGACCGATACGAACGCCTGGTATGTCCAGACGAATATTCCCTATGGCCTTGTTTACATCGAGCGTGATGCTGATGAGTTCGGCGGGATGAAAGAGAACGAGTTCACGACAGAGAATGCACGGTTCAAGAATCGGATGCGTTTTTCGGTCGGCTGGGTCGATCCGCGGGGAATGTACGGCTCGACTGGACCGTCCTGATAACAGGGCGGCGTAGGTAGATCGCTTTAGACGATTCAACCGGGAACCGCGCCGTCGAAAACTGGCGGCGCGGCACCCATCCCATAGACCGCGGCTTGAGTAGCCTTTCCTTTGTTTTTTCTAATATCGGCTTAAAAACCGAACTGCGGGATGCTCCGCAACACATAATTGCGGCTCTACATGAGTCCGTAGGAGGAATGATGTCTAACAAATTCAGTGATTTCCCGAGTGGCTTTGATCAGGGCGTACTGATCAAGCAGCTTCCCCTGCTGCAATCCTTCGGGGGTAACCTGTACTGGATCGATTCCGGTGCGGGCGGTGGGGAAAGAGGAACATTCAATCATCCCGTGCTGTCAATTAACAACGCGATGGACCTAGTCACGGCGAGTAACGGAGACATCCTTGTGATGAAACAGGGTCACGCCGAAACCATTACCGCTGCAACCTCTGCCGTCATGGATGTGGCTGGCGTTGCGCTGGTTGGTCTGGGCAATGGTTCACTTACTCCGACCCTGACCTACACGACGGCAGCGGCTGCCACACTTAGTATCACCGCTGCCAATTGCCTAGTCAACAACGTGCGGTTGGTGTCCGACCTCGAAAATACTGCAATCACAAAGGGTATCACCCTCGGCGCGAGTGCTGATGGTTGTATTCTGAGCAACATTCACTCTCGCGAGTCTGCGGACACAGATGTCTTTACGACCGTTATTTCTGTCACCGCCGACTGCGATGATATCATCATCGAGAACTGTAGGCACTACGGTGCGGCCGGTGCTGCCCAGGAGTGGCTGGAGTTGTTGGGTGGAAGCGACAGGTCCATCATTCGCGGGAATCTTGTCTATGGCGATTTTTCCGTTGATGTCCTAACGGCTACCGCTGCTTTGAGTTCGTATCTGACGATCCAAGACAATAACTTCGCCAACATTGATACGTCTGCTGGCAAGGGTGTGGAGTGCCATGCCTCGACTACCGGATGGCTCCAGCGCAATAGGTTCTATGGCGCGAAGAATGGCGTTGACGGGTTTACGGCTGATGGTATGTACATCGATGACAATCAGTATACCAATGCGGCTAATGCCGATGTTATTGCTGCTTTCAGCGATGATTCATAAATCTCATTGCTTTTCAGACTCTGGCCGGGGTCTTTATGGCCCCGGCAACCTTTAACTATGTGGGAGATAAAACAATGAGATTAAGCGGAAAGGGGGATACGGCATGAGACCGCAACTGATCTCCCTAAAACTTACAACCGCCGATGCGGATGGGGTCTGTCAGGCGCAGACTCTGGCGGCGGCGGGTGATTTGGTGCTAAACGGCGCACTTTACAAGGCAGATACTACCGCGCACCTGGGAACAGCCGCGGCAATTAGGATCACCAGTGCGGGCGACGATACGGGTATCACATTTACTGTTTATGGAACCGACAACCACGGCGGTTCTGTCGAAGAAACTGTCACCGGTGCCAGCGGCAGCTATGTGGACACGGTGACAACGTTCAAGACTATTGATCGGATTATCGCCAGCGGCGCATCGGCTGGCAACGTGTCTGCCGGAACTGCGGAAGATATCGACTCGCTTACGACCGCTGCGGCTGTTTCGGCTGCTGGCGCACTCGGTAAGACGGGCAATGCCTGGCGTAAGGCGCTGATGTGCGGCACGGTGGAGCTCGTACCCGCCCAAGTCGTCTACATTGAGTCGGATGGCGATGAAAGTGGTCTGACTTTCACTGTTTACGGCCGTGATGCTGACGGTATTGAAATTTCCGAAGATATTACGGGTCCCAATGCCACATCAGCCAGTGGCTCGGAATTGTTTGCTGAAGTTATTGGAGTTTATTCCAATGGTGCCGGCACGGGAAGTATCGTGGTTGGCACATCAAACGACAACGATTACATCTGCGAATCGCAGACTCCGAGCGGCGCATCGTACCTAATTTTAAACGGAACCGGCTGTGATTTGCAAGCCCGTCATGTTTCGATTTACTGTTCTGCCAATATGTCCAGCGTGACGTTCACAGTAAACGGTCTAGACCGTCGCGGCCTGGAAATGAGCGAAGAAATTACCGGGCCGAATGCCACGACAGTTAAGGGCAGTAAGAATTTCTCGGTCATTCATACCGTGCGGGCAAGCGCGGCGGTGGGAACCAACGTAACCGTCGGCAGTGCCGATGAATGCGAAAGCCCTCTGATTCCGGTGGATTCCAAGAGTACGAAAGTCACCTGGCAGGTTCACCGTTCGAGTGATGCCGATTTCGACGACCGAGTGGGATTTAGCATCCAGGACGTACTTAGCGGCAGCCCTACTGAGTACACTGCGACACTGGTCTACCCGAACGGCTGGCAGGTACAGGATGAAGCACAGTCAACAGATGGTGCAATTTCAGCCCTGCGCTTGGAAGTGCGTTCGTTTGTCCTGGGCACGGTGACGATGGACGTGCTGTGCCCGGCATTCAGGTAACTAATTGTAGTACAATGTAGCTACAATTATCTCATAACTTAGGGTATGTGGTCACATTGTAACTACGTACTCGAAATAAAGGAAAAATCATGTGGGTCAAGACTGAAACACCTGTTCCGTTTTATCTGCGGGACCGCGATACCGAACTTA